GAAGAAGTTGAGGTAGCCGGTTCCGGTAGCGGACACAGTGGCGGAGTCTGCCGCCATGTCGTCCAGCTCCAGGTAGCCGTTTCCGCTCTTGGTGATGGAAACACCAGCATTGAGCGTACCGGCTTGAATGTAAACGCTACCTGCACCGCTGTGAGTGATGTTGCCCAGGAACTGAATGCCGTAGGCACGAACACTGGAGGAAGCCGCCGTAAAGGAGACTGTACCGTTGATTGTCGCACCCGAGCGGTTCGCACCGACGATTTCCAGGTTGAGGTTGGGGATAACGAGGTTTTCGGTGTAGGTGCCCTGGTGAAGGATGACGCGGCTACCAGTGTTGCCAGCGGAGATAAGGGCCTTCGCAATGGTCTTGTAAGGCTGTTGCTCACCGCCAGTACCGGTGGTGTCATCACCAGCAACGGGGTCAACGTTCCACTCCAGTGAGTACTTGTGGAAGGGTTTGACGCTCGACAGCGAATAAGTGATGGAACTGACACCGACCGTGGCGATGGTCGGAATCTGAACGTAGGTTTGGTTACCGTTGACGGTACCGCCTGACACGAAGTAGGCGTTCCCAGACAACAGTTCGGCAGTTGTGTCCGAGTCGGTTGCACGAGTCAGAACAGTTGTAGCACCGCCAGAGGTGTAGGTGTAGATGCCGTTCTGAAGTTGGCTCACCTGGTTCTTGACCAGAATGCGAGTGCCAACAGTGGTGATTGTCACACCGTCGATGGTTGTGATCGGGGTGTTGAGGGTCAGTGTAGCACCGACGCCAGCGGCTCCGTTGTTGTAAGTAACTGTGCCAGTAAATGCCGCAGTCGTGGCAGCTGAAACACCAGTTTGCCAGCGGTAACCAGAGGCAATCTGGTCGGCGTAGTATTTGGAAGCGGGGTTGGCGGATGCGCTGGGGATTTGGCTGAAGAGAACGATGTCACCCGACATTGTGCCACCGGACAGGGGCAGGGCGGCGTTGGCCAGATCCCAGGCGGTTTTGACAGCGGTGGCAGAGGCAGCAGTTGTCGACGAGGTTGTCGAGGTGCTGTTGCTGATGGCTTGGATTTTGGATGTATCCTGGAAGCGCACACCAAGGTTGGGATAAGACTCAGAGGGGTCAAATGTGAGATCCCCGGTCATTGTGCCGCCAGTTAGGGGCAGGAATCCACCGGTGTTCACTGTGACAACCCAGCTGGTGCCGTTCCAGATTTTGAGAGAAGTAGTGGAGGTGTCGTACCAGAACTCACCTACGCTGTTGCCAGCTGAACCAGCGGGAGTGGCGTTGGGAGCAGCTGTGCCGACTTGGGCTGGACCAACCTTGACTACTGAACCGGCAGAGTTCTTGTAGAACAAACCACCAGTGGTTGAGTCGTAGTTGAGGTCAATCTCACCGTACGACATGTTTACGGCGTCGGGCCGCTTGGAGGCGGTGCCCGAACGCTTTAGGAAAAAATTGAGTGCCATGTTGTTAGAAGAGTAAGAAAGTTAAATGGCTTTTGAGGTTAGAATTCGCCAGCGTCAAATGCACTAACGATGGTGAGGTTGCCGTTGGAGTTGTCAACCACAGTCGCCAGTTGGTTTGCAGCGGTGACGCTTGTCGAGGCCGTGTCCGCGAAGTTGACAGTTATGCCAGTAGAAAAGATGATATTGCCAGTCATCGTGCCGCCAGTCTTAGGCAGTGCGCCTGTAACTATACCATAGACAAAATTGACGGCATTGGGAGTAGCAGCTTGCGTCGTGGATGTGCTGGTTACCGTGTCGTCCAGTTGGACCACACCCGCAGCAGAAGTGCTGGCAGCACTTACACCGATAACGGGGTTCTGGAAGTCGGTGTTGTTTACAGTGATGGGAGCAGTTCCAGTTACACCCAAGACACCGGCGGCGGCGGCATTAGTCCACTTGACGCCAAAGGTTTCAGCGCTGTCTGCAACCAGGATTTGACCGTTGGTGCCGACGGAGAAGTTGCCATAGGTGTCGTTGCCCGTGCCAACGATGATGTCGCCCTTGGCGTTGAACACGCTGTTGGGAATAGCAGCGTTGGCCAGGTCGTAGGAGGACTTGACTGAGTTTGGTGTGGCTGCAGTCGTCGTAGAGGTTGAAGAGGTGGAGTCTGTGAGTTGCAGAACACCAGCGGTTGAGGTTGAGCCAGTGGCAACACTGATAGTACCTGACGCCACACTGATGTTAGTACCGACTTGAACAACACCTTGAGCACTTGTGGTTGCAGCAGGGACACTGATGGTCCCAGAAGTTACATCAATGTTTGTACCAACTTGAACAATGCCCTTGCTGCTAGTTGTAGCATCGGCGATGCCAGCAACGGGGAATGTCTGACCTGCATCGAAAGTGATGGCACCTGTCATTGTGCCGCCTGCCTTGGGCAGAGCAGCGTTGGCCAGATCGTAGGCAGACTTGACAGCGGTGCTTGAAGCAATCGCGTAGCTGTTGGTGGTGCTTGTGCTGTCGGAGACTTTGGCCTGCAGCGAAGCGGGGTTGACCGCCTTATTGCTGGTGTCAGTGCCGGCTTGAACCTCAGCGTCGGTGGCGAGGTAGACAACACCTTCAACGGCAGTGGTAGCAGCAGCGGCTTGGAAGCCAACGTTGAGGAACTGCCAAGCGGACCCAGTGGACAGAAACCAGCCACCGATGTTATAGGGGGGTGTGCCAGCAGGGCCGGTGCTGCCTACGACATCAACAATGACGAAGATCTCGGCGTTGGAGGGAGCGGCTGCTGGCAGAGCATTGCCAATAACGAGACCGGCAGTTGTGCCTTGTGCAGTTACGCTGTCAACCAAGCCAGTGCTAGCGTCAAATGTACCGCCGAGAGTGATGTTGCTGGTGAGAGCCAGAGCGTCAATCTGGTCTTGCAAGCTCTTACCTTGAGCAGCAGTCAGTGCCAGGGTGGTCGAAGTGTTGTTGGTAGAGTTGTTGAGCTGAACAACGCCTTTGCCAGTTGTGCTGGAGTCCGCGACGCTGATCGTGCCAGAGGCAACGTCAATGTTTGTGCCAACTTTTACGAGACCAAGGTCAGTAGCATCAGCTGTTTTGACGGAGATGGTGCCAGCGGCAACATCAATGTTCGTGCCAACTTGGACAGCACCTTGGGCTGCGGTAGTGGCGGCGGGAACGCTGATGGTCCCGCTTGTAACGTTGATATTGGTGCCAACCTGGACAGCGCCTTGGGCTGAAGTAGTGGCAGCAGGGACACTAATGGTTCCGGCAGTAACATCAATGTTGGTACCAACTTGGACAGCACCTTGAGCTGCGGTGGTAGCAGCAGGAACGCTAATAGTACCAGCAGTAACATCAATGTTGGTCCCAACTTGAACCACACCAAGAGCGCTTGTTGTAGCGGCATCAACACTAACAACCGGAGTTTGCGGGTCGGTGTTGTCGACTTGAATAGGGGCAGTGCCAGAAACCGAGGTAACGTCACCGGCAGAGTTGACGATCCACGACAGGGTGCCGTCGCCGTTGGATTGCAGGATGTACTCAGCAGCACCGGGGGCCAGAACTGTGTAGGTGCCAGCGCCAGTGCCAACGATCAACTCACCGGCAGCGGTGAAGGTTGTTTTGGGGATGGCGTTGTCTGCTTTGTCGTAGGCAGTCTTTACAGCGTTGGCGGTGGCTGCCTCGGTTGTTGAAGTGCTAGTAACAGTGTCATTCAGTTGAACAGCGCCAGGCTGAGTTGTGCTAGCAGCGTCAATCTCAACAATTGGGTTGAGGGGGTCGGTGTTATCAATTGCAATCGGGCTTGTTCCCGACACACTTTGAACAGCAACGCCAAGGGTAGTGTCAACCCAAACAGTACCATTCCAGATAAACAAACCATTGGAAGTGCTATTGAACCAGAACTCACCAATGGAGTTTCCAGGGGAACCGCCAGGGCCAGGGGAGGAGTTAGGAGCAGTCGGAGAAACTTGGCAAGGGCCAACCTTGACGATGTTGTCGTCGGTGTCCTTGTAGTAGAGGCCGCCAGTGGCCGCATCAATGTTGAGGGCAAGCTCGCCATCGTAGAGGGCGTTGGGGTCGGGACGCTTACTGGCTACGTCGGACCTTTTGATCAGAATGTTGACAGACATGGTTAGTAAGAGTTAGTAAGTCCCGGCATCAACGAGTTGGCCATTGTTGAAGACAATGTCTCCAGTCATGGTCCCACCCGATTTCGGCAAAGCAGCATTGGCAAGGTCGTAGGCAGTTTTTACCGCATTGGCTGTTGCGGCAACAGTAGTTGAAGTGCTGGTTACGGTGTCGTTGAGTTGAACAGCACCGGGGGCAGTTGTTGTAGCGGCGTTGATTCCGACTACCGGAGTTTGTGGGTTTGTATTGTCAACGGTAATCGGCGAGGTGCCTGACACGCCGGTTACGTCACCGGCGGAGTTGACAACCCAAGACAGTGTGCCGTCACCGTTCGACTGCAGGATATAATCAGTTGCGCCCGCAGATAGTGCGGTGTAGGTTCCGGCACCTGTGCCAACCAGAAGGTCGCCAGCGGCAGTAAACGTGGTGTCCGGAATGTACCCCGTGGCAACTTCGTCTATCGCGTCTTGGACATTAGTTGCTGTTAGCCCAGAAACGGTGTTATCATAGGGTACATCGCTTGCCAAGGGGTACGCATAATGAGCACCCAGCACCCAGGAAGTGGTTCCGTTGTCGTAGAAGTAGAGCCCCTCATAGGTTTCTCCGGGCGTACCAACAACTATGGTCGTGTCGCCTTCAAGGGGGGGTTCGGGGTTGATGGAGTTGATTTTTTGCGTGATGGTTGAGCCAGGGGCAGCAGCCACTGCGGCGTTCGTTGTCAGGTAGACATTACCGCCCAAGCTAGACCAAACCGCATGGTCAACACCTGCGTTCCAAGTCAAAACGTACCGGTCACTCGGCATGTTGCCGTAGTACTCGGGGTTGATGATGTAGTATCCGCTCAGGGCACTCAAGTCCATGGGCATGGAATACCAGCCTTCGGTAGGCACTCCTGCTACTTGGGTGCCGTCAAAAGAGGACTTAAAGTTTGAACCGTCGCCAACGTAAATGACCTTGTCGGTCACGTTAAAAGCGAGTTGACCTGGGAGTAATGCTGCGGGCTCAACTCCAGTACCAATCGCTCTAAGATTTTGTAGGGTTACTGACATGGTTATACGAGGAGACCGGAGTCGATGGAGAGGATTTGGCCGTTGGAGTCAAGTTGAATCCCGTTGCCAGCTTTTACATATCCGTTGCCACTCAAGTAAGCGACGAGGTTGTCTTGGACCCACCCAACTGTTACGAAGGCAGCGGGGTTGTTTGGGATTTCATATTGTGAATAGATTGGCCCTTCAAACACACCACCTTGCTGGGTGATTGTGTCTTGGGGGAACGGAGTTACCGAGATCCATTGCCCACCATTTAGGTCTTTATACCAGATGTTGAGGTAAGAACTATTGCTATCGTACCAAAGGGAACCTTGGATAGGATTGGGAGGAGGTGAGACACTTACATACACCGGTGCAGAGGTTGGTGTGGTGACCGCTTGAGCGGTCCATTGGGTTCCTGTCCACTTCCAAGTCCTACCATTGCTGGTATATATTTGTCCCACAGATGGATTCGGCGGGAAAGATGCAGCCATTATATTAAGGCGTTAATCACCTTACTTTTACCCCGTCAGGGCCCCCAACCTTGGTTACCACCGATCTGATAACCACCGGCATCAGTCGGCTCTACAATCTGCGGAGTCCCTCCTGTCAACTCGTTAAAGTTGTCCGAAGTGATCCAGTTAGGGAAGTCATTGTTCTGACCGATCGCGCCCCACCCAACTCTGTAGTCGGGGGCCTGATCGCCAGCCATGTCTGTGGTCCAGCCGCTAAGGCCCTTACCCGAAACGCTATTGTAGCGTTGCGGAATCCGCCAAGAACGCATGATTCCGGCGGGAGTGTCGATAGCAGAGTCGCCGTTGCCCGCCCGAATGGCGGTCATTTCTCGCTCTGCCTGCATTTGTTTTAGACAGTTCTCGTAATCTTTATAAACATCCTCCCGGCGTCTTACAGTATCCAGGTAGTACCGGGCGACAATCAGAGCCGTCCTTCGTCTATTGGAGGTAATGAGAACCTGGCCGGATTTGCCACTCTGCTCAATATAACTATCAATCAGCGAGTTGGCATCTTGGATTGCCATCCGAAGTTTCGCCACGTTCACCGAAGTGGCAGCAGCATCGTCAATATTTGTAAGCTGAATCGCTTCCTTCAGACCGTAGGCAACGATGAAGTCATCGGGACTTGCGGACCGTGGGTCTGACTTGTGCTCGGTTAAGACTCCACTTCTGTTTTGCATCGGGAAGCCGTAGCCCCCGATAGTTTGCCCTAAGTTGGATTGAGTCTGAGACCCGTCCGTTTTTTCGTCCGGTGTCAGCTGATTGCGTCCCGGAACGCGGTAAAACGCACGAACAGCGTTGCGTTTGACAACTACGTCGTTTGCAGTAGGTGGCACGGGGCCGCGAAGACATTGCTTCAGGTCGAGGGCTGGCTCGTAGCTGACAAAAATCTCATCCCAAGGAGATAGGAACGAATCCAGGCTCAGGGTGATCATCGTATCCGAAGCGTAGTTTACAGATGTAACTCCGTAGTTGCCGTAGTTAACCGTAAACGAGCTTACCGGAACAGCAACCCTTGAGTCCAACGGGGCGTCGAACCACAGCATTACCGTGGAGCTTGTTGGTACTGTAATCTCTTTAATTTTTGGGATAGCCATGATTAGCGGTACAGATAATCGTCTGGACGGTTAGTGAGAGGAAATAACCGCTCTGAGACCCAGAATGCAATCGGATCTCTACCGGCTACGGCAATCGGTTCCCCGGCTTGATTGTAGACTTCTCCGCCAGCAACACGAGTGACGTATCCTCGCTCTGCGGGATAAAGGCACTGGATAATGTAGTTTACCGCAAGGCGTAATGGCCACTCATCGCGCCAGTTTACAGACCAGTCATTGATTGTAATGATTTTACCTTGCACGGTATAGTCTACTTGAGCCACGATGTCTCCACCTCGTTGCTCGGAGCCAACATACGGCGGATCGCTGTAGTCAAAACTTTGAGATAAGCGAGTGTAAGGCTCGCCGTCCCACTTGACCTGAACATAGCGTAGCTCAGGGCCCCCCAGAAGCTCAGATGCTTGGTACAAGAAATCTTGAAATAACCACTCGGGCGATGCAATACTGGGGCGACGGATTGCCATTAGTAAACCGCCAGCACAAGGTGTGGACCAGAGATTGTGTTGATTACCTTGGGAGTGAAGGTTTGACCCCCCACAGTTACCGCTGCCGGGACGATAGTAACATTTCCGTTGACTGTCAAGTCCATCTGGATTGTAACGTCTTCACAGAAGTTGTAAGGACGAGCCTCAAACTTAGTTTGACCCAGACAATCCCCTTGGCCGCACCCTGTCTCCTCTTGGCATGGAGACTGATACGTTAGCGTATAAGTGGTTGGTGTAGTCATGGTTAGGTAGGGGGATTATACCATTTGGCTTCGCCGCCAAAAGGATTTGCTCGGGGGGAAGTGCCGTACTGAGAGTATTTCTGCATTTCTCCACCCGTCGTTGGAAACACATAGTCCCAGATGGTTTGCTGGTTAACTGGGGGTTCTCCGTCACCGCTGGAGTCGGGCGGTTGCTTACCGTCGTTTTGCCCAGAGTGGCCGTGAGCCATGTCAATGTGGCGGACCCAAAAATAACTACCTTGCCTTTGTAGACAAACACACAACCAGTCAGAGTTCATGGGTCCACCGGACTCAATGACCATACACCCGTGATTATCCGCAGATGCGGGAGGAAGACTACCTGAAGGATAAATGGGCAATCGTGTCATCGAACTGTTGTTCGGCATTTCCAGCTTGCCTTTTGCTTTCTCGGCAAGGAGTTCAGGGTCGTAGAGAACGTCGTTCAGGACCGCATACTGGTATTGTCCGTTAGACACAGAGATGTTTACTCTTTTCCCGACTAATCCAGGGGGTTGTTTGCCTCTGAAAGCAGGAGAAACATCGATCCAGTGGGACAAGTCAGGTTCTTGCCCGACTCGCTCCTTAGACCAATCACCCGCACCCGAAACTTGAGGGATTTCTGGATTCATGTCGTCAAAAACAACACGAACACGACCCCGGTTTTCCGGATCTTCCACATCCTTGATCACCCCGCGAAGGGTTCCGCGAGGTAGTCCAGCAAACTTCATGTTTGCCTCAGTAGCCTGTTGCATCGCAGCAAGCTGTTGAACCAGTGGTGTTGTTCTTAGCTTGGGAGGCTTCATTATTTAACTGTGCGAGAGAACCGAGGAGTGTTGCGTGCGGGGCGTTTTGGTTTCTTCAGCTCAGTTTTTGGCGGCTCCGGTTTTACTTCCTCCGGGAAACCTTCAACAAAACGAGGTCCGGGAGCTTCTGTTGGTGTGATCTCTTTAATAATCTCCTCGGCCTTTTCAATCTCCTCAAACAGCTCCGCAGCCGTTACCTCAAGAAACTCCTCGATTTCTTGTTTTTCGGTGCTTTCCTCTGCAGGTTTCTCAGAAAAACCTGAGGTGGGTCGTTTCCTTGGTGTTGTCATAGGTAGTTCCGTTTTTAAAGTTTTACCCGCTAGCGATGTGTTACATACAGGGTTTTAGGTTGATTTATTGGGAATCTCCATGCCGCTTCTTGTTGAGGGTCAAAGAAACCGTCTTCGGCAGCTGAGGCATCTGCAACGAAGTAGGCATAGCCCAACTTATAGTGGTTAGAGTCTACAGAATAGGACTCCGGGTCATTGGCACAGGTAGGAGCAAACTTATAGATAGAAGCGTCCCAGACTGGGGCGATGACTGGCGCGATGCCCCCCTCCACAAGGTCAGTTGTGTAAAAACCGGTAAGGGGAACACAGGGGTTAACATTGACGTAGTCTCCAACCCAATCGCCATACCCTTGTCCAACAGGGGAAATCACGTCGGCTTGGCGATTGTGCAGAGGTTCGTAGTCAATCAGCTCAGCTTCGCTAAACTCGTCAAACTGCACATCAGTTGCCGGAAACACACCCGCGTTCCGCAAATCCCCGGGCTCCCCAGTGTTGTAATACGCTAGGTTGGAGTAAAGGTAAGGTTCGCAATAAACGTAGGTATAGTCGGAGACGGGCTGATCATACAGGAACAGCTCTTCGTAGATTGCCGGAAGATCGTCCTCGGGTGGACAACGCATTCTTTCCGGCTCGATTGTCGAGCCCCAGTATCCAAAGTCTTGACAGATAAGAGTGGTCTTTTGCCACTCTTCTCCCGTACGACCATAATCCAGAGGCAAGCGTACAAAATAACGTTCCCAGTTTTCTGGGCCTGGGCCGTTATTTAAGTCGGCAATTAGCGGATTGATGTAGTTATTCTCGGCGATATGAGCTAGAGTTTCAGCATCTTGCAAAGCGTCACCTTTCCACAGTCGCAACGGAGTTTCCGCGTCGTAAACATTTGGAGACATAACATAGTTAATACCGCCAAAAATCTGCTGCGTAATATTCGAGGAGTAGAGCGTTGTCAGAGAGTCAGAGATTGTAACCTCCGGGAGACTCACTTTCCCCAGAAAGGTAATGGGAGTGTACGCAAACTCGTATGTTCCATTTACGGGATTTGATATGTACTCGATTGAATAGTTTTCAAAGGTTTGTCGAACTCCGTCTGTCAAAAGAACCCCGTCGGAGTACACCAAAATTGTTGACATATCAAGAACAGGTGTTGGCGCCGCGCTTTGCGGGTTGGGGTTGATGCTCACCCATGATGTTTGATAGTAAATCGCAGCTGCCCTGGTGTTAGGGTCCGAGTTACCGAAATCCCACCACATCTCCCCCTGCACATTACCTGACGTGGAAAAGAGAGAACCATTTGCAATATACTTCAAAACCGAGTCTTCAGAAATAACCCAAGTGGTGTTGTTATAGTATTTAGTCAGAGCAACTTCGTAATCCCCGTTGATTGAGATGGTTAGATTCGACACCTGGTACACACCTGAGTTCGGGACTAAGCCAGAAGCATCAAAAACTGTGACGGGAATCTGGTAAGGCAACAAACTTTGGTCTAAATCAAAGTCTGTAACGGAGTTATAGGTGAACGAAACCGGGGTCCAGTAGGGCGAAGTGTCAGCACGATATAGCGTCAAAGATCCAGGGGCGTTCAAAGTTCCTTGGACACCAATAACATTTTCGGCCGTTGACAAACCCGTAATATCCAAGATTGTAACGGTTGTTCCGATTGGCAAAGCTCCTGAACCGGTGATAAAACTCGGAACATCTGTAAATATGTAGGCAGATGACGCGAAAGAAACAGCAGGTTCTTGCCTATAGTTAATCTCAACCCAGAAGCCACAGTTAGAGTCACTGGGGAGCCATGCGGCGGTAACTCCTGTGTTTGAATTCCACCACAAGTCACCGGGATTGGGCACGCCTGGGGGAGTCACGGAGTAGGGCGTAAGTTGAGAGTAAACCTCAGTTACAAGGGAGTTGAAATCCAGAGTACGGGTTATTGGGGCAAGATATAGAGATGTTTGCTCATTGTAACCGTGTACGGACAGGGAGTCAAACGCAAAGTTAAAGGGAAGGGCACCACCTTTGTTATTCCAGGTGCCACGGTAGTTTTGAATAACATTTAGGTTATTCCAGTCAGAGGGATCAACCCACGCTTGAACTTTGACCGAAAGTTCAGCATTAACTTGTGTTGCAGAGTCAGAGTAACCCCACACCAAGGTGCCCTCGATTCCGGCCTGACTGTTTGTCAGCTCTTGAGGGATGCTAAGGTACCAGAGGTTTTCACCAGAGTCATACTGAGGGAGAACATCAGGTGCGCCAGAAGTGGGCACGGTCAAATAAACAGGTTGATTAAAATAGTATACTGAACCTGCAAACAGAATGGGGAACAAGTAAGGGAAGAGACCCTGAGTATCGTAGCCGGGATACAGAGTTAGAGCGGTGCCGTTAGCTTTGCATATAAACGAGTTGTCGCCTGCCACTCCAACAGTCGGCCTATAGAATGGGGCGGGGCGACTTGTCGGAATATCGATTCGCAGTGGGACATTATTGGCAATCTGCGTGTAGAAACTTTCTGGAAGTGACCCCAGACTCATGGCATACCTATCGCCCTCGACCTCCAACTTTTGTATTTTGTAGACATCAAACCCAACCTCTACGTTTTCAACATAAACCACCTGGCCCGGTTTCAGGAACGGAACCCTGTCTACGACGATGGTTTCGTCCCAGTTTCTAATCTCGTAGATTCGGGGAATGTAGAAACTGTTATAGACACCGTACGTCCCACCTAAAATCTGACGTTTCTGGGATACAGTTGTGGCAAGACTTGACCAATAGTTGGGGCCGCTCCACCCGAGCATTTGGGCAACAAAATCAAGTTCACCGTTTACTCTGCCTTCTACGGAGGTGACTTCTTCACTTTGTGCCGGAGTAAAATAGGGGTCCGTATAGTTTCTAAGTTCAAACTCTTGCGGATTAAATGTGGGACTGTACTGTGTCATATTAAACCTCTACTGTGATTTGATCTTTAGTTAACCCGAGGTACTCTTGTTTCATGCAGGAAGGTGGCGCCAACCACAAGGGGGAATAGCCGGACACTTGTTCGTAAAGGTTGATTAGATCCTCGTCGAACGGTTTTGTCAACCAGTCGGCTACGGGTGTGTAGTCGCGATGAATAATATATCGAAGATCCCCTATTTCGTCGATGGAATACCCCGACAAAACGTCAACCTTCGCCAAAGAACAGTAAGTTGCCGGAATCTCCTCACCGGCAGAGTTGATAGCCGTTTTCGGTAGAGTTCCGGAGGGATACATCACAAGAACAGCTCGTGTGCTTGGAGAAGATTGAGGTTCAAGCATTGTGACAACCCCCGTTACCGTGATTGACTGAATGGCAATGTCTAAAGAAGAAAAAACCACTTGCCATCCAGTTTGAAACCGGGGGTCGGGATTAAACTCAAAAAACTGTCCGGTCGTGTCTGAGCTAATCGAAACCGTTTGAATAAACGTGTACGTTGTTCCGTCAAAGTAGTTAAGAGTTGCAGTACCCGTAAAAGCGGTTTTTTCCGGACACCTGAGCAAAATCTTCGTATATGCAGACGCAAGATCGCTTTCCCATTGCAGAAAACTCTGAGAAGGCTGTGCGAATGAAGGCAGAAAAGAGTCCGTATTTTTCCACATAAGCGTGGAAGTATTCAAAAAAGCATTGACAGCAGGGTACCGCCAACCGATTACTGAGTCTGTGCTTGACGTAATCGTCAGGGGTTGCCCAGTAAGAGCAAAATCCTCCACTGAGTACAGTTTTTGAACAGGGGTGTCATCGTAAAGAAGCTGGTAGGCGAGATCGTATTGACCCGATAAAACGTCAAGTACCTCTAGATTTATGATTGTAGGTAATACCTGAGTATTGCCATACCTCCAAACGATTGTGCCCCCCTTGATTAACAAGTCTTTCCCCGAGTTAGATGCGGAAACATACATTGAGTTTTCGCTGTTTAAGCCTTGTCCCCAGGGGACAAATGTATACCCAATGTCTTGAACTTCATCTGCAACCGCAGTATTTGCTGCCGGAACAAGATTGAAAAAGTCGATTTGGTATGTTTCGCTGATAGCGGGCAACCGACGATAAATCGGGCGTCCCCCTGGAATCCATTGCGTTGGCCTACTTTCCAGGTTGTTAGCAGAGATGTACTGCTGAGACAGTACGAGAAGGCGATCCTGAGTTGTTGTTGTTTGGATTTCTTGAACGCCACCATTTACCGGGGTTAGCTGTTGACTCATAGCTTCAACGTTCCATCTTTATAGTCCGGGGGCGTGTAAGGGTATGCCGTACCAGAGTACCAGGACAACTGAGGTGTCTCAGCAAGAGTACTTGCATTCTCCCACACATACACCAGATTTTCTTGATTGCTACTAAACCGACCTTTGTTTTTAGGCACAAGCGTAATCTGAGCATTGCCCAGCTTGATAGCGGAAATATCGCGACCGAGCTGAGAAAGGATACTCTGCTCGCAAGTGTACTTATCAACATAACGCAGTAAGTTTCCTTCGTACTCCTCAATCCTTGCAGTGTTGACGACTGTGGTGTTTGTCCAGTTGACAACCGTGGCGTTCGGGGTGAATGCTCGCATCACGCGGTACAAATCGCGACCATCTTCAGCAAGGATTGTGTCTTCCGAGTAGTTCACATAGGCAGGATCAAAGTAGGGGATGTACTGTAGAGACTCAAACTGACTGGGCAGATACCGAGCAGTTTCATCGAACACACCGTTCTGCAGATATACATAAAACTCAAACAACGGGTGAACGTTTGTTGTAGCAGTGTATGAAATGATCTGGGAACCTTGACGGAAAAAAGTTCGATCCCCCTTAAAGAACCGGAACATCCGAGTTGTTGGTTTTAGGGTTCTCGTAGAGGAGAGTAACGCCGTAAAGAAAGCTTCCGCTTGAATATTATCAATGTATAATGGGAAGATAAGACCCTGATTTACTAGGTCTTGCGGATTCGTACTATCCGGGGTAAAGTAGGAAGCCGCAATAAAGTAATCCTGGTAAGGAACTCTCACAGGAACACACTCGTTGTCTACAGGCACACATACAGTAGCATCAAAGTCGTAGTTATATTGCAAGTATGTGCAAGTGGGGAACCGAGGGTTATATTTTGCGATTGGCAAACCGCCTTTACTGTTTTGCACAACGATCTCCCTAAGAACAGCTTGTTCAACAAGACTGTCGAAATAAACGCTGGTTGTTTGACCGTTGGGGAGGTATGTGAAGCTTGATACTACATACGCATATTTATTTACAACACCTTTTGTAGGATCCACATAGTTAAAGTAGGGATCTGCCACCGGGCTCGGACCTGATCCGATTTGCGGCGTATAAACCCAGGTACCAGCAGCGTAGGTGATTCCGGAGATTAGTTGTTGCGGAACAACTTGAGTACCCAGCTTAAAGGCCGATTGCGCACCGGTAATGTTATTTGTCGAAGGCTGTAGTGTGAAATTATTTGACACAACCCAAATAAACGCTCCGGGACGTTTAGAAACGGTGGCCACAGGTCCAGGGGGAACAAACTGACCGGTTGCGTCAACATTGTTAACGATGGGCAAAGTGTAGTCATATTGTATGATCTGGGGATCATATACACCGCCAACAGTGGTCTCTTGATAGGTGAGGCCAACGGTCCAAGGGCTGTAGGTTTTGATGCCGGAGATTCTACCTTGTGTAATCAGGCCAGCAACGTCAAGTTGAGAACCGATGGTCAAGTTTTCGTTGATTACGTGTAGTTCACCGTCACCACCTGCTGCAAAATCCCAATAGGCTACCTGCCCCTGCAAATAATTACCAGGAACCAGGTACTTGATTTGCTGCAGCTGCAAGTTTCCGTAAACCGGCTGGTCAATCTTTTCGGAGGAGTAAGGCGTAAAAGCATTTGTGACCGGATAGTACGTGGGTACCGGAAGGGGGGTCTCAACCAGGTCGTTCTGATTCAACAACTCCGCAGTTGGTTCAAATGTGTAGACCTGAGTATAGGTGGCCGCAGCTTGATCTAAGAGTGGAGGAGTGTTGTATGCCGCACTTGCCTTGATATGAGGGTCCACAAAACGAGTCGTTGCGTCGAAAGTCCCATAGAACCCTGCGTCAACATCACTTACTGTGGGATCCGTATAAGGTGGGAATACATTTCCGGGTCGGAGAATCTCAAAAAGACGGTCTCGGAAGTTTAACGAAGTGTCTCTTGTGTTGGCACCCCATTGCCCGTTTGCATCAATCTCGAGCGTGATATTGTACTGTACTTGACTCAGAGTAAACGGGTACAGATGTCCCTGGTTTTCAACAGGAACAGAGTAGTTGACAACATTCTGACCACGTTGCAGCTGAGCGGCGTTCAGCTCAACGCCATCGGGACCCAACACAAAAAATGAGACTTGACCATTCGGTAGAAGGTAGTCCGTTAAATAGTTGTAGGTTCCCTGGTTAGGGCGATTCGGTTGAACCGAGGTTAGAGTGCCCGCTCCGTAAAAATCCGTGAAAAAATCTTGCCAATCTTGAGCACTGACCGGATTGGGACGACGAACGAGTGTGAAAAAACGCTCTTGAACTTCCTCGTAGGTTTCTACATCGCTACCGCCAACAGCAGGTTGGGGATTAGTCGCAACTAACCCATTAACGTTGATAGCAGATGTGCCGGTGATTGAGTTTGCCGGAGAGTTGTAGATGCTACCGACATACTGTGAAGCAACCGTAATATAGGCGGTAGATTCCCCGGCAGCGATTGAAACTCCTTGGTCAGTGATGAAAGTGAAAGTTTCTCCACCAGTCAAGTTTGCATTTGTTGTGAATGCCGTACCTGCGGGAATAACCGTGACGGTGTCCGAAGGGGGAATAGTGAGAAGCAGACGGGCGACAGAAGCTGTACCAAGGCGACGCATAGCGCCGAGGAAAGGACCGAGCCACTCAATCAGTATGGACTGTGGGAGCTGGTTGGCCCAGAATAGGAATTCTCCCTGTGCAAAAGCCTGACCTTCCAGCAGAGCTGACAAAGGATTGCCCGCTGAAAAGTCGTTAAGAGTTTGATTAGACGCTTGATAAACCTTTTGTGAAGCTGCCTGAACGAGTTCAGCTTCATTGCGGGGATCAAGTGGAATAGAAGGTAAAGGTGCGTACCTCGCCACGGGTTACCTCCTCAAGGTGTGCAGATTACGTCGGAGTTTCCACCGCCAACGCTGTAGTTCTGGCATGTGCCGGATGTTGTTGCGTAGTAACCGTTATCGATTTCCAGGGTTTCCAGTAAATATTCTATCTGGTCGAGAAGTGTCAGTTTAGTAACCAAGTCGGCATCAACAAGAGCCGCAAACTTTTGGGGAATAGTTGGGCTTGGGATCCCACTAGCATTGTTATATTTATCGTTTGTTGTGTAGCTTCTCGGTGCATTTGCAATAGTATTCGCAGGGTTTCCCAGGATTGGGTTTTGGTCGTAGCCAAAGTTCCAGAGTCCTGTAACAACCTTTGAGCCGCTAATGGGGAGACCGGCCAGAAACTTGCCAGCAGCATCTAACTCTGGCTGATCTGTACCCAGGGTGATATAGGCAGAGTCAAGCCCGTTCGGCCCAGTTCGCACAAGCGAGTTGAGGCCAAGGGGCTGATAGTGCCAGTCAAGGTCTTGCCCGTCGAAATAGATTTGCTGGGCGCCATTTAACCATTGACTCGTGACAATGACCCCAGAACTAAAGGTCGTTTTCATTTTGCCTCTCCTCTCTTGGACATTAGCTCTTGAAAGGTTTTACCTTCGTTGATGTGTTTAACCATGTTTTCCACAGTTTTTGCGGTTAGACCGTACTTTTGACAGATCTCTTTCCTGCCCCAATGGTAGGAGGTCCGATAGAGGTAAGCGGTTTTGACTTCCTCAAAGACCTGCCTGTCCCAGTGTTTCCGTTTGTAGGGATGGCCAGTTTGAGCGGAAGCCTTTTGCCCGGGGGTGGGATTACGTTTATGTTTGGATGTTTTTCCTAGGTTAGTGATCTGGTTTTTATCTCTGTATTCCCAGGCCTCTAGCAAAGACTTGGAGATTTGATCACGCGATCTCTGAGAGTGAGTCTTCCCTTTAAATCTTCGAGATAGCGAGGAGAGGTGTTTCCAGATTTCTTCCTTTCCAACGATTCCTCGCAATCCTTGGGCGGCTAATAAGTCTCTTTTGTCACCGAACTCCAAGTAACGGAGTTCGTGCAAAAAAGCATGCATAGCCACATTGACTGAGACGAGATTGTTAGGATCGTCACTGCCTCCGGCGTATTTCGGAATGATGTGGTGTTTATGGAAGATCATCCAAAAAGTGATGCTATCCAGTTTTACCCTACATACAAAAAAGACCCCCAACGCGAACGTTGAGGGCCATAAGGTACGTGATGGTGAACGTAAACTATCAGGTACGCTCCCAATAATTTACGGTCATTTCCGCCTCAATCTCTTGGACATCGCCGCTTTCACGGTCAACATCAGCGGTGGTGATCGAAACGAACTGACACTCGTAGCAAATATACTGACCACCAGCAGGAGCTGATCCTTGACCGGAACAATCACGAGGAGTAATGGTGACGGTAATAGGATTACAGTTGTAGGTGAGCCAGAATTGCTCGAGAGCTTTAAAGATTGTAGGATCGTACGGAGCAGTCAATTTAATATTGTCTGCGGTACGAGGACCAACAATGTGGTACAGACGGTTGCCTGTGCCATTAGCGTAGGTGCTGCTATCGGATGAATCATTGATTCCACCGAACTTAGTGAATACCGCTGTAAAAGTCGGTCCATTGATCGCAGTGAAACTTACTTCGTACTGCGCTTTTGTTAACGGTCTGAGAATAGCCATGGTAACACCTCCTTAGTGTCCTAATCAGGACAGAATGTCGGTGATCATTGCGCCAGAACCGATAAGACCAGTAGCACCTAGGCCAACCAGGTTGACAACGCGCTCGACAGTGATCTCAGCGCGGACAACGCGACGCTCACGAATGTAGTACTCAGGACGAACGGCAGGTGTGCCGGTGAGCTGGTAGGTGTAAGCAAAAGCGGGGGTAGCAGCATTAGCGCCACCGGCAGGCATCACGGAGTCGGAAGGACCGTTCGGGCTGTAGAACAGCAAGATACCATTCTCAGGGAACACGGGCTGCAGGCTACCGTTGGTGGCCAGATAACGACCCTCTGCCACGCGCAGACCACGCTCGAGACCGAAGTAGCGAGCCAGCATGTCGGTGTCGATGCTGTCAGCGGTGGTGTACTTGATGCGCTCAAGGATCGCTTGGTTGGTCAGCAGTTGGTCAAACACGGCTGTACCGACAACCATCGAGTTAGGACGGATACCGATCTGGTTAGCGACGGAGCGCTTCAGAGTCAGAACGTCTTCGATCGGGTTGGAGGTCAGCGAGGACCAAGGAGCAGGACCGGAAGCGGTCGCGTACGAGGTATTGAAAGTGGTCCAGCTTGTGAAGCCGAGACCCGTCTGTGTACCAGCACCAGCCGTAGGCTCGTAAGGGTTGTAGACACCGGTTACGGTCACGGCCTGAGACACTGTGTACTCGTAGGCGTTCATCAGGCGGGACATAGCGTTGCGAGTTTCAATCGCACGCAGGTCAACCTGAGCTGGGCCTTCGCCAGCGTTCTCAATGACTTCTTCGGGAAGTTCCCAAGCCACAACTTCCTGCTCCAGAGCATAAGGCTCTGAATCGTAACGTGATTGCACGTAAGGAATGTTGGTGCCGTAGGCGCGGCGGAAGTCGTTGATGGCAAACTGCTCTTTGCCAAAACGCAGAATGCGTCCAGCACGAGTAGGGGTGTCAACAACGGGGGCAATAAAGTTGGCGATATTTGTCGCCGGCAACATGAAACCTTGAGCCAGTGTAGTCAGAATCGGGTC